GTTGTCAAAATCACGTTTCCAACAATCCCTACACCGCACCAACACACCATGGTTATCATTCCACTGATAATCTGATCCAAATTCGCCACCCGTCCAATATGATTCGATAAACTCAACCTTTCGCTTTTCCGGCCTTGCACTCATTCTCAACTCACTGCCCATCTTGCTTATATTTAACATAAACTAAAGGTGCACTATATGGACATTTAGGGTCAAACCGTTCCCACGGTTCAATCGTTACTGTAGTGTTGTTGCTACCAAACTCAGTCGGCTCAATATGTAGTTCTAATCGTATTTGTTCTTTAGCAACAATCTCTGATATTTCTTTGAGCGTTAAATCGTTGAAATCTTTCACAAACATCACATACCTTCCTTTCGTTCCCCGTCAGCACAAAACCAGCTCTTAGCATTTCCATGTAAATGTCCTTTTTTGCACCATTCCTTTTCTGCATTTGGGTATTCGCAATACTTGCAATCCTTACACCGGACAATCTCTGCTTGCTCACCCAATACAGCAAGCGTTTCGTCAAGATCAGACTTGAGAGCTTCAATCACAGACTCCTGCTCTTTCAGCCGGGCAAGAGCTTCTCTCATGCAGTCGCATCCATCAGAACGGTCTTTCATTTGCTCCTGATATACACATCCACGACAATCTGCTTCATTTGCGCAATGCTCAAGACCTTTGATTACCTTCTCCCGATCAACCATCCAATATCACCGCCGTTCTTGCGTTGGTTTCCCTGTGTATGATGTCATTTTCCTTCCGCATTTGGGACAATGTCCGTAGAACCTTATAAAATCAATATCTTCAGTAAATTCATAAAACCACGGTTCAAAAAAGTTGCACTCTGAACAATACCATCCGTCCACACCCGTTTCATCCTCTCCATAAATCCATTTCGCTTCGGGTTCTTGCTCTTTAAGCAAAGCGATGGCATTGTTGCAATTTTCTTCATGTTCCCTGTAAACCGGCTGATCTCCGAAGAAACCTACGCTTTGAAGATGCCGGAAATATCCAGCCGTGTTCTCTAACCCTTTGATAACTTTATCCTTGTCAGTCATCAATCTTCACCACCTTACAATCAGAAAGGTACATCAATATCCTCAACAAGCACCGGAGCCTTCTCCCAGCCATAATGCTTTTCCATGCTCCGCAAGCCCGTCACCCGTTTCGACTTTGTGGAGTAGTTAAGCGGGATCGCGTCTTTGCCAAGCTTCAGGATACCAACCAGTCTGCTTTTGCCGATCTGTAATCTGGAATCAAAGTCATCTTCTTCCTTCGCTCTGGAATAGTTCAGCACCACATCCACACGGTCTGTGATATTCGAAGAACCAGACACAACATCATTGTCGAAATCTCCCTGCTGTTCATCCTTCCCGGCCTTCCGGGGATGAGCGACCAAGATGATCACCACGTTGTATTTAATCGCAATGTCTTTAAGCTGTTTCACGAAATTGCTCTGGGCGAGATACAGACTGCTCTGCTCACTTACCGCATCCATGGCTGTCATCAGGTTATCGATGCAGAAAAGCTTGATATCCCTTCGTACCGCAACATGCTTAATGGTTTCTATCAGACTTTCGGTTTCGTTTGCAGCTCCGTCCATGATCTTGTTGTCATAGACAAAAGCTTTCCCCCGATACCACTCGCTGATTCGCTTGTCTGTATCTGAGTCCAGATAGTACTCCGTCCCGCCGAAACCGTCGTCACGGGCAGACATGGCACTTTCTCCGGCAAGCTGTGCGTTGAGCCACCCCTTGAAGTGAAAATCAGGCAGTTCACCGGAATAAGCAAAAGCCCCGTACCCCTGATTGATAGCTTCCGCAAACAGATTGCTCATGAAAGTACTCTTGCCGTCACCCCTTTTCCCGGTGAGCAAACAGACCTGACCGAAGCAGAGACCGCCCTTCAGCGCCTTGTCCAGCTCCCATATCCCCGTGCTGATCTTCGGGAGCCGTGTGATATCGATATACTCAACATCAGCCAGCTCTTTCACATTGCTGATCTCCGGGAACTGTGCGTTCTGGATGCATTTTCGGACAGCTTCCGGGCCGAATACAGTCAGGATATCATTGGCGTCTTTCTCGCCCAGGTAATCAACCTCACGCACCGCTTTTATACTGCATGGCATTCTCTGGAGCATTGTATCGAGCAGAGTCATGTGCCCCTTCTCCATATCCCCGAAGCAGATGCAGACATCAAACTTCTTCAGCCAGTCGTAGCAGTTGGATATCCACGCAAAGGCGTTGCACCCATTCGGGACAGAACAGAATGCATCCGGGCCGTCTACCTCGTTCTTGAAGGCTTCCGCAACGCTCATGCTGTCGATTTGCCCTTCCGTGATCACAATCGTCTTGAATCCGGTGCATTGCTTCATCCCGAACAGTATCTGCTGACCGCCGGGAGCGCTCCATTCTTTGCACTTGTCAAAGCCCTTCTTGAAGTCCATCTTCCGGTACTTGACATGTACTAGCTTCCCGTACTCGTTGAAGAACGGAAACCAGAGCACGTTAGGCCGGTCTTCGTAAGCAGTCACTTCGTATTTCTCAGCGATCTCTCTGCTGATTCCCCGGCCTTCCAGATAAGCCACGGCAGATTCCCTGGGGATTATCCGGCCCCTTGGTTGTGGAAACTGTGTGTATTCCTTCTCAGTCTCAGATCCAAGCTTATAGTTAAAGTCCCGGCAGAGCTCTACGAAATGCCCATGGTATCCGCAGGAAGCCCGGAGACATCCGAATGCACCCGTCTGCCAATTGACCGAGAACTTCCAGTCGTCATCCTTCGGGGCTAAATCCCCGCACATCGGACAGCGCCTGAAGAAGACATCCTTGCCTTTTTGTTTCGTTTCTGCTCCGATGAACTCTGCGAAGCTCATCAGATCATCCAGATTCATCTCGTAACGTGTCACCCTCTGAGCGCCCCCGTTTCCCTGTCATGCAGATACTCCTGCACATTGTCATACTGCCCACGGTAGGCAGACGGAATCATATCGACCGTCATGTCCTTGTCCCGCTCCCACACATCAGCAGACATCCATTCCGGTTTCTTCCTCCACCCGCTCCGGAAGGGATAGTCATCCGGTGACCGTTCAGAGGGCAGAACCTCCGTTTCCCCCGAAGGGGGTTCCTCGCGCGCGCGCGCGCGTTTCTTCCCTTCTTTACTTTCTTTATATATTCTTTCTCTTGTTGCGATTTGATTGTGTTCGTGATTGCGATTTGATTGCGATTTGATTGCGATTTGATTGTCATGACTCTGATACTGATCGTAGTTAACGATAGTAATTACAAGGCATCTGGGCCTTCTCGTGATTGTGATCTCTCCTGTGAGTTTTAGGTGAGTTAGTGCTGTTCTTGACTGTGAATATTTTAAACCACAAGATTTTCCAAGGCTTTCATAGCTCGTCACCAGACTGCCACGTTTAACAGTCATGTCCTCAAAATCTCCGTCTCTGTAATTCGCCATCATTAACAAATGTACAAACACAGAAAATGTGTTCGGATCTCTTGACCACCTCCAGTCGAGGATTTTCCGCTCTAGCTTAATGTACCCGCCGTCAGGCTTCTTCAAGCTGCATCAGTCCCTTTCAAAATCAAAATCATCACAACAGTCGTCTGCATCTTTTTCGATGGCAGAATAGTCGCCTTCTTCGATCATCCTGGTGATCTCTTCTTCAGGCATTTCGTTTTCCAGCAGTTCACAGCACCCGGAATCGTAATACTTGCAGTTTTCACAGCATGGTTCCGGCTCCCCTTCCTGCTGATCGCAGTAAGCGTCATACAGATTGTTGTAATGAGCCTGTATGGCGCTATCCAGCTCTGATTCAGTCATTTCAAACAGTCTCATATTTCACCTCTGATATGGCTTTATCTTCGCCGTATTCCTCGCTATAGACCAGGATTCCACCCGCATAATATTCTTTTCCGCTGTGCAGTCTACGGTTTCTCCGTCTCGTCCCGCAGTATGGACATTGCCCGCTCCCGTCCGGCGGGGCCCCGCAATTCCGGCAGTTGCCATCTTTCATCTCTGTCCATGCTCTTTCTTTCTCTTTTCCGTGATCTCGCACACGATGGGGCATTGCTCCGGTCGTTGCCCTTGCATAGGCTCCACCAGGCTGTCCTCAAGGGCATCTTCGACACCGGCGCTCAAAAGAGTGCTCTCTATTGCTTCGCACATCAATTCACCTTCGTGCCCGCCGAATTGCACCCAGTAGCTGCAAGGACATTGTTCACAGCATTCCGGCATAGGCATGTCAATCTTCACCATCAGGTATACCTCCTGTAGCTGGAGCTCGTCTGCTCTTTGCTAAGCACGACATATGTCATGGTCGTATCAAGTTTCTCATGTCCCAGGATGCTGGCAACCTCCTGAATCGGCATCCCGTGCCTTGCCAGATCAGTCGCAAGAGTCCTCCGGAATTTATGCGGGTGCACATGCTCCACGCCGGTCGCTTTCGCAAGGCAGGAAAGCATGTATCTCACCCCGTTTGGCTGTAACCTTTCCTGAAAGCGATTAAGGAAGAGCGCCGGACAGTCATCCTTCCTTCCAGAAAGATACTCGCCAAGCAGCATTCCAGCCACATCACTCAGGTACACCGTGCGCTCTTTGTCTCCCTTTCCGTGAACGATGCATTCCAATCTGTCCAGATCTACATCATCCCGATTGAGATCGACCATCTCGCTGATTCTGCATCCGGTAGACATCAGGAAATTAAGCACCGCCCTGTCTCTGATGTTCTTGCAGCTATGATTCAGCAGTTCAAAGTCCACCGAAGAATAGACCTTTTTAATCTTCTTCGGACACTTAATCGTGCCCAGATTCGCTGTCGGGTTCCGGTCGATCAGACTTTCTCTCTGGAGCCAGTTGAAGTAAGCAGAGAACACTTGCCTGTATCCTTCCAGCGTTCTTTCGGAGATTCCACGGTTCTTTTCCCGCTGGAGAAAAGACCGGAGATGATACACAGTCACCCGTCTGGTCGGAACACCTGCATACTCCATCAGCTTGCCAATAATGAATTTGTATCTTTCGATTGTCTTCTGACTTCTGCTTTCGATGGTCATAGCGGACAGATAACAGTCAAGACAGTCATCCTTCTCCTCAGACCATTCTGAGATAACACGAACATCGAAGCCTTCCAGTACATCAGAAACCGCTTTAAGCGCCTTTGACATGGCTTCCGCTGTAATCTCAGCTGATAATCTCTGTTCCAAGGTGCTTAAAAGATACACCTTTGCATCCATAGCCATTTCAGCACTACCTCATTTCTAGTGGGGCCGTTTGCCCCGTAACAGGATTGAACAGCACCAGACTACCGACGGTCTTGCCAGCAACCCGGACGGCGTCTGGCCTGTTCCTAGTCCTCCATGCGTCGTAGATGTGATCGCTCCAGATGAGACTTCCCCAATCTGTCATGCCAACAAGGTATTTCCCCTGTTTCACAACTACGATTGCCGTCTTTTTGCGGATGTATAAATTATTCATTCGCTCTCTGCTTCTTAATTCTGTCGCCAAGGTAATCAGCAATGGCGACAATCATCACATACAGATGCTCATTATTCCCGCTTCTTTCACAAAGCTCTTTAGCGTCATTCCAGAAAGCCTTCCATTCTTCGCCGGTTCCGGTTATCAGGAAATGCCTGTCGAATAGCTTATACAGATCAGTCCATATGTCCCTGATTTCCTTCGGAACGTTCGTCATCGCTTTCCCCTCCGTTTTCAGAGAACCACTTTCCGATCAGCAGCGTCCCGATCACCCCGGCAACGTATCCACCCAGGAAGAACCAGATCATTCAATCATCTCCTTCTTTAGTCATACCGGATGAAATCCTTCCCGTAAATTTAGCCCTGAGGGGGAGACTCTGATACTGCCGTAAAATCCATTTTTCAGGCATTTCACATCACTCCGTAATCATCCAGGATTCCGGCAGAGACTCACACCATTCCCTAAATTCCTGCCATTCCTTAAGCTTATGTCCTTCTCTCTGCCGGTAAATATTCCGCAGAGCTGCATAAGACATCATAACCGTGCGCTTCTGGATATAGCTCTGAGGAAGAATCTGGATGATCTCCCGCCAGATAGCTTTCTTGGCATCCGGGTCTTCCTCGCTGTGATAGTTCCCTATCCGCATATTGATTTCATGGACGGTGGAAAGCAGAGCGTAACTGTGCTTGGCGTCCGTCTCGAAGTCGTCCGTTGTCAGCTCTCTCGACATCAGCTTATGCATCGTAGAGCAGGACACCTTCTCAACCCCGTACCGGTATGTATCAAACTCCATCCACCAGTAACGGGGAGCGCTGATATCTGCCCAGACCATGATCATCCGGAGGTGCTTAGCATGCTCCGGACCGGCCTTCTGGAGCTTTTCAGACAGGGCCTTGTCCGCTGAGCCAACCATAATCTTCATTTCCTTGAAATCAACATGAGTATCATTCTTATACCAGCTATTCATGGGATTCCGCATAGCTGTCATGGCAGGAAGGATTCCTGCATAATCAAGAAGCTGTATTTTCATGTGCTTCCTTCTCCTCTTCTCTGAAAATATTGCTGTACCAGTCCTTATCCTGACTTGCCGTAATGCACTTATTGCATACATATCCGGCCCACAACTTACCCCCGGCAGAGCCCATCACAAAGCTCAGCATCCGGTTTTCCTTCTTGCACCATGGACATGTCCCGTATTTATAGTCCGACATCGTATACACCTCAATCACATGAGTTCCCGATCTCTACATACACAGCATTGTCCTTAATCCACATGTGATAAACGCCGTAACCGTTGTGCCATCTGGTTCCAAGCCCGTTGTTCCGCTTGTCCAGCTCATCCAGCACGGTCTTCTTCATTTCCTGATAGTACATTGCGTTCAGGTCAGCCAGTTCAGCTTCCGTAAAACCGGAAACCTTCATGGTCTGCGTCCCTATGCAGTCAAACGTTTTCAATACCGTCAACGGCATCACCTAAGCTCTCCCTTCAGGTATTTGATGATTCTCGCGGGGCTCTGCCTTCTGGAGCAGAACCGGAACTTCACTCCATACTTTTCCTGCATCGTGATACAGGCCTTCCTGAGGGCCACAGGATTCACCAGCGTCATCGGGTCTCCAATCCTGTGGAAGCGCCCGGAAGTTCTGAATTTCGGCACTTCCCACATATCCAGTCTGCCAAACGGGGGAATCTCTTCCACAAGCACGACCAGCTGAATTCCCTGCTCCTGTGCCCTTACGCATTCCGCCTTGAAACGCCTGTGATCTGATGACATGACATTGTGGCTGAGTTCCAGAATATCTGCCTTGGTATCGACGGATATCGTCCCTCCCGGCAGCATGTAATCCCCTACATTCAGGCATTTCCGGACGATCTCAATCCCCATTCTCCGGCAGTAGGCTTCCACGTTTTTGTGTTGCCCTACCTGATTTCTCGTGTCTTCCAGCAGGGTCACAGCTCAGACCTCCGATGCTTGACTTTCTTAGGATGATAGATATTTCTCGTCGCCATCAGCTCGTCATACCGCTTATACTGGGCCTTGAACCATTCTTTAGTGACACCGGCCTGTTTCATTAGTTGGGCCAGCGGGTCTTCGAGATTGATAGCATGGCTGTAGATCGTTTTATATTCCTCGCTCAGAAACCACTCCGCCACATCAATCAGATCGATCATGGTGCACATAAAGCCGTAGTCAGTTCTGCACTTCCCGTCTTTAATGCGCTTAACATTGTGGAGGAAATCCTTCGCAGCTTGTGTAACAACGTTGTAAATCAGCGTATCAATAGCTGCCTGATCACAGATATCCGTGTCCTTCGTCAGCCATTTGCCTTTCGTCCAGAGCTTGTTAGTCAGGCACCAGTCGTCAACCTTGGCGATCATCTTCACCCGCTCTCCTGGGTCGATGTTTCCGGTCTGCTTTCCCCGGTAAGCGCTGGCGGTGGGAATACTTCTTCCGGTCTCGTTTACATAGTTCAGACCGGCGCAGTTGGTGATAAACTCATTCGAGAACCCGCGAAGCTTTACCCATCCCTTCACAGACTTCCTGCCACCGGTCTCAACCTGGATATATCCGTTCGTCACAGGCTGTCTTCCAAGCACGACAACGCTTTTGTAAAACGGGACTGTCGCAAGGGTCTTGCTCTTCATATCGGGTTTTTCCTTCACGTATGCTTTTTTAGCTACGCACCATAGTTCCTGTTTGCGTACTGGCATAAATCAAATCCCTCCGAAATTAAAGGAATGTAACGTGGCGGTGTCCTTTAACCGACTGCTGCGGGTTTATGTCGTCACCGCGAAGGCAGGACACCAGGCAGGACACGGACGGAATCCGTGCATCGAGGAGGCTGACCGTTCCCATGACAGTTCCCGGTCATTTTTCCGACCCGGTGGCTTATAGCCACCATGCCACGCTACGGGTGGTCAATTAGAATGGAACATCGATAGCTCCGGAAACCTCCGTGAAGCTGGGCGTTTCGTCGGACTTCTTCCGGCTGTCGCGGGGTTTAGCGATCTTGCACTTGCCGTCTCGCACATCATTCACGGTCTCAAGCTGGAAAATCTCCGTTGTTTCCTTGTCGCTTCCGTCGGACCCGGTGTACAAGCTCTTCCGGATGCTGATGCCGACCTTTTTCCCAACGAGCTTCTTCTCGTCCCAGTCCCAGCGGTATCCGGGATTGCTGTCCTGCACACAGAAGATGTTTCCTTCAAACCGGTTCTTCACCCAGGGTTCGTCTGACGCGATGGGCGGTTTCAGCCGGAGTACACCACGATACTTGACATCCTTGCCAAAGCTGTTCTGCTGTTCTTCAAAAACCTTGTGATACTGTCCGGCGTACTCGCCTTCAGTGATCTCCAGCATGAGCACGATCATGTCGCGGGTATTGTCATAGCTGGGCTCCAGCCGAACTCCCTGAATCTCAGCCACATAGGCCCCCGGAACTGGGAGCTGGGCAAAATTGCTGTGCTTCTTAGCTTCGAATCCTTCATAAGTTGGTTTCATCTTTCAAATCCTCCATGTCTACTTGATTTAATATTGTCAGCGGGCATCTGAGCCCGGTGAGCTCCCTGCTGTATAGCGTCTCGTTGGTTATGTGGCAGATATCCCTGTCAATCGTGTCATAGTGCCGAAGGAACATGCAGTATTTGCACTTTACTTCGTCCTCCGGGAAGCTGACATTAATGTCGAGGTTGCAGACGGTGTACTTTGTGATTCCTTTGTCGAACCTTCCCAATTCTTAGACCTCCCGTAGAAATCCGTGATTTCATGGAGCAGATCGGTCGCCAGTTCCTGTTCAAGCCTGTCCCCGGATACGGCAATCTTGTCCAGCATCCGGCACACCTCGCGCATCATGCTGGTCATTTAGCCACGCTCCAGTCACTTAGCGCCGGGAATCTTGTCGCTGGTCGTCACCACGGCTTTCGGAGCCTTTCTTTCCTTCGCAGCGGGCGTCCCAAGCTTTGCCAGCTCGTAATATTCCCGGATGGTGGCGTCTACCGCCTTCAGATCGTTGTCGATCTCTTCCGGAAACATCTCCATAGGGCTTTTTGCCGTCGTAACGCCGTCGCTCTGCGTGGTGAACCAATGCCGTTTCCCGTCCGTCTGGGCGTACAGGACGATGGAAAACAGGCTTTCCAGCGTAAGCTGGCTGTCGATCATCTTTCCTGCGGTCTTGGCCTTGAGCTTCATCCCGTCGTCAGACCGCTCCACATGCATCAGGAAGTATGTAATGGTATCCTCCGATGTTTCCCGGATAGCGCATTGAACCAGATCATAGAAGTCCTTCGCTGCCTGGGTGAATTTCCCGTATCCGGGCTCCAGACACCGGTTAAACAGATAAAATGTCATCGCCAGCCCGATATCGTCCAGCACATAGCAGTTGCGGGAATTCTCCCGGAGCTTGCTTTTGATGAATTCATAATCTGCCGTGTTCGCCACCGGCAGTTTCTTCCGGAAAGGAAGAGGTTTCTGACTGATGTTGAAAATCCCAAGCTCATCAGCTTCAAAGTTCCGGAGAGAAGCAGACTTTCCAGACCCGCTTTCCCCATAGATCAGACAAACCTTACCCATTTGACTGTTTCCTTTCTCCTGATGTATAATCAGGGTGCCTGCCTTCTCAGACCGTAGTCCGCTTGCCTCAGACTGCGGTCACTTTTCATTTCTGTACTGATAACCGATCACAACCCGCTGACTGCGGTTGAACACGTTCGGCTTCGGCTGTTGAACATCCAGCAGATAATCCACGAACGTGCCATTCTGCATGGCTATCCGGACATTGGATGGATACTCGTTCGAACCGTCCCACTTGCATTTGATATCCA